GGTTGGCGTGGTCCTTGAGGCCGGCACGGCCACGGCGCTTGGTCAGGCCGAACTTGTAGATCGGCTCTTCGCCCTGGCATCGGAAGAGGACGGCGACCTCGCGGAACCAGTTGGTGAACTCGGAGGAGCCGAGGCCCGCGTAGGCTAGGTCGGCGACGGTGTGGCCTTCTTTGTCGGAGGCGGCCTTGGGCTTCCCGGTGTGGTGCATGGCCACGAGGACGGCGCCTGTTTCGAGCAGGATGGGGGCGAGGTCATGGCGCAGGAACTTGGACGCCTGCTCCTGATCGGAGACGTCGATGCCCGCGAAGGACAGGAGAGGGTCGACGAAGACGATGTCTGCCTTGTGCTCGATGATGAGGTCACGCAGGGCCGAGGTAAAGGTCGTGCCGGTGCTTACGGTGTCGCGGAAGATGGCGAGGTGTTCCCGCAGCTGAGAGCGTTCGGCGCCGTCTAGGTATGCCCCGGCGATGACGTCCTGCAAGGCCTCGGAGATGTCCCCCGCGTCATTCTCAGCCTGGAGCACGATGGCCCGAAGCGGCTTGGCAGGCTTGATGCCGAAGAAGTCCTTGCCGATGCACCAGTGGACGGCGGCCTGCATCATCAGGGACGACTTACCCGTGCCGGACTGGCCGACGATCAGGAGGGAGCCGCCCTTGCAGAGCCAGCGGTGATTGCCGAGGATGCACGACGGGTCTTCCTTACGCTCGAAGGATAGCAGGCCGTCGAAGTCCATGCGCTGCGGGCCGTGCTTCGCCTTCCGCCCCTTGCGCGTCTCGGCGATGGTGGCATAATGGTCGAGCAGGGTGTCGGGGTCGGTGGCCTGTTCGGCGGCGACGAGGGCACGGCGGAGAATGGCCGCGTCCGCGATCATGTCGGCGTGCTCAAGGCGGAAGGCCGCTTGGCCTGCGTCACTGACTAGGAGCGAGACGGTGGCCTCGGTCACCGGGCTGTTGACCTGGCGTAGGCGCTGGCTGACCGTCAGCTCATCAGGGGCGATGCCGTCCACGGCCAGCGAGAGCATGGCGGCGGCGATGTCTTGATGGGCTGGCTCAAAGAAGTCGGAGGGCTGAAGGTCGCCCGGTAAGGGGAAGGCTTCGCGTAGGAGGACGCCGAGGAGGTGGCGTTCCGCGGCGACGTTATTCGGCGGGATCATGGAAGAGAGGGTTGGGGTTTGTGGGCGTGGGTGCCCGTGGTCAAGATGCTTTGCGTAGGATGCGGTCTAGGTCGGCCTTGCGGTAGTAAGGGACGCTCCGCGGGTTGCGGAGGATGCGGACAGGGAGGGCCATGCCGTCGATGCGGTATTGCACGCCGCGGACGGTGCGCTGGTGCTTGTGGGCATACTCGGAAAGGGTGACCCATCCCTTGGGGGCCTTGAACTTGTCGAGGGCTTCAGCTGCGGCCTTGGCGGCGGGCCAAGACTTGAACCTCGGCGACAGGCGATAGATGAAGCGGCCTCGGCGGATGGTCTTCTGTTCGGCGTAGCCTGCCTTGACGATGCGGGCGAGCGGCAGAGAGACACCGGCCCGCGTCTTGTATCCCAGGAGGCGGACGACCTCCTTGGTCTTGTGCCAGCCTTCGGGTGTGTCGTCGGCGTTGATCGCGGCGACGAGGGCGTGGGCATCGAAGCGCTTCATCGGGCCTTCGGGGTGAAGACCTTGAGGTCGGTGGTCCAGACCCAGCGGGAGCCGACGCGGTGGACGAGCCAGACCTTCCAGTCCTTGCCGTCGACCCAGCCGGCGGCGAAGCCTGAGCCCCAGCGGGAGGTGGCGAGCCGGTGCGACGCGTAGGCCATGGCGTCCTTCTGGCAGAGACAGCCAGCGGAGAAAGCGGCGCCGCCCTCGGCCTTGGTCAGGTTGACCTGGGCGAGCGTGTGCGTGTGGCCGTGGATCAGAGCGCCTCCGCGGTCGGCGTAGTGCTTGCCCTGCTCGGCGGTGGCGTTCAGGCCGTGGGCGTAACCATGGATGAAGGCGACCTGACCTAGTCGGTATACGCCCTTCTCGGCGTGGTAGGGGAGCATGGTCTTGGCTCCGCAGCTTTTCGCGGCGGTCTTAATGCGGGCCTCAAGGTCGGCGCAGTAGTCACGCACCAGGGCGGAGCCGGAAGTATGCTGGAGGGCTTGGGCGCGGTGCTCGTGATTGCCCATCAGGTAGACGGTGGGCTTAGTGCGTTCGAGGAAGGCTTCACCGGCCTCGATGTCGGAGATGAGGGACTCGGCGCCTTCGGCATCCTGTCCAGCCCCACGGCGGAGCGATCGGAAGTCAAAGCAGTCGCCGAGGTGGACGCGCACGGTCGGCTTGTAGTCCTTGATGAACTCGACCAGGGCCTCGACGGCGTTCTCGTCAGCCATGTCGCCGTGGTTGTCACCGAAGGCGACAAAGCGGGTAGGGGTGCTCATTAGCGGACGTTGATGTAAGGGATGGGCTTGCCGGCGTCGAAGGCCGCGAGCATCTCGTCACGGCGCTTGCGGGCGGTCTCGAGGTCGCTGGCGATGTTCTCGACGATGTCCTTGCCGCGTCGACGCAGGCGGAACCAGTAGCAGTCGCCGAGTTTCTGGAGATGGTGGTTGGGGTTCTCGGCCTTGATGTAGGCGGGCTTGTCGTTTCGTCCGGTGCGGGTATACTTCGGACAGGCCAGCAGGAAGGCCACGCGGTCGGGGGACAGGCCGACCTTGTTCGCCCAGCGCAGCGTGTCGGTGTTCAGAGTTTCCATGAGCGGGCTAGGTTGCGGCCTTCGGTCATGATCGCGTTACGCGAGGACGGCCTGAAGATATACTCCTGGTCGAACAGGTGGGAGGCGCGTATCTCGGCGATGCTGTCCAGCTCTTCGTCGTTGGCCGGTCCGACCCCAGCGGTGGCGACGTAGATGGTGCGGACCTTCCAGCCCTTCTCCCAGAGGATGTCCTGGCAGACGCGCAGCTCGTTGACGTAGCGCCAATCGGAGCAGACGACCGTCTCGGGCGAGGGTTGGTCGTGGTGCTTCATGACCGGGCACCAGTTGGCGAAGTGGCGGGCGAACACGTCCCGATCCATGCGCCGGGCGAACTTGCCCGCGTGGACGAGGAAGTCGCGGTTATCCACCTTGAAGTCCTCCTTGAAGAAGTCGCCGTCAAGGCCGAGGTAATCCATGTAGTGGTTCGCGGCCTCCTTGAGGGCGTCAGCGAAGTTGATGTGCTCGGCGGGCCGCTGAGACCATTCGAGGATACCGGAGGCGAGCGTGTCCTTGCCCGCCCTGGCGTAGCCTGCGATCAGGACGAGCGTCGGGGCGGCCATAGGCGTGGGTGCTTCGGTCACGGGATTAGAAGGGGACGCCTTCGGGGGGCAGCGGCTCTTCGGGGGCGGTCGGCTTCTGGGAGCCGCGCGGGTAGGTCATCTTATACTTATACTGAGGCTTGCCCTGCCACTCGCCGTTGGCCTCGACCTCGACGCCGACGAGGATGGTCTGGCCGCAGGCGGGCTCGAGATACTGCATATACTCCGCAGGGGTCGCGTCCAGACGGATTTCGTTGGTATACTTGCCGGAGAACTTGCCGACGAGCATGGCGAGGGCCTTGCCGTACTTGCTGGAGAAGTTCTTGGACAGGCAGAAGCCCTTGTCGTCGACGAAGAACAGGCGGCAGGACGTGGTGCCGTCCTCCCACTGTTTGACCTTCTCGAACTTGGGCTTGATGAGTTTCAGCTTGTAGGTGCCGTTCGTGCTGATGGACGTGAGCGGGACGCGGTTGTTTTCGGTGTTCATGGTATTAGGCGAAGTTGATGTTAGTCGCGGCGCTGGGCTTGGCGGCGATGTCGATGGTCGTGATCTCGGTCTGGTAGCCGGGCCAGTTGCCCGAGGCGGTGCATTCCTTATACAGGGTCAGCGCGCGCTCGAAGTCGAAGGCGGCGCCGGTCATCAGTTCCGGCCCCAGCTCGTATATTGCATGGCAGAACGGGGGCTCTTTCTCGACGGCTATGAAGCGCACGCCTAGGACTCGGCACTTATAGGCGGACTCGACGGCGTGCCGGTAGAAGTAAGCCTGGAGGGCATACTTGTATTTTCGGACGGACTGAAGGAAGCCGTGCGGGCTGGCATCCTCGCAAGTCTTCAGATCGTAGATGTAGCCGTCGTCGGAGATGCCGTCGATGGCGCACTTGACCAGGGTATCTCCGAGGAACGCGGTGAACATGACCTCGGTCTTCGTCAGCACGATGCCATTGTTCTTCATGCAGGCCGCAGCGGAGTTGGCCACGGCGTCGACGAGGGCGCCTTCCTCGGCGGTCAGGATGGCCTTGCCTTCGTTGGCGGTGACGAACTCGGCCCACTCGGCTTTGCCTTCCTTCGTGCGCTTGTCCACGTCCGGGGCGATGGCGTGGGTGGCGTTGTAAGCGTCCAGCCCTTCGAGGGCGAGCTTGTGGACCGCGGTACCGACCCGGAGGGCCTTGGAGTCCTCGCGGGTGCGGGCGAGGTAAGCCTGGTAGTGGGCGGGGGACTTGAGCAGTTCCTTCGCGCCGGATTGGTTGAGCGCTTGGATGCCGTCATAGATGACGCGTTCGGTGATGAGGTCGGGCATGGGTGTGTTATTGGGTGTTGGTGGGAAAGGTCAG